TGAGCTCAAGTCGTATACCTTATCCTTAACGTAATTTTCTGTACTGTCAGATTTTATACGTTACGTATCGATATTTTTCGTTAAAGATAAGGTGTCTGTTATGAACCCAATATCTGTTAGAATTTTAAAAATCAAAATATCAATTGACGGGTGTTTAAACTATCGGAAATTTTAGTTTTTCTATGGAACTTAACTATCAAGACCGCTTTCCGCTTCCTACTCTCTTTAATCTGGATAAAAAAGGTGTAGAAAGAACATGGATCACTTGGAGTGAAGGAGATACCGTCACTACACTCTCTGGTGTGACAGGTGGTAAGATGATCACCACGACACGTAAACACCTGCCCAAAAATGTAGGGAAGAAAAATGAAACTTCTGGAGAAGAACAATCTATCAAAGAGGCGGAATCAAAATGGGTGAAACAACTTGACAAAGGCTATAAGCCAAAGTGTAAGGAAGGGTTGGCGATGTACGAACGCGTTAAGAAAGTCTCGGCTGAAACAGGAGGTCATAACATCAACGCTGCTGCCGCTATACGAGGAAGAGAGATGAAAACAACATCCGATACGTCTAGTAAACTGTCTTCCGCAAAACTTGACTCTATAATCATCCCTATGAAAGCCGAAAAGTGGAAATTGGAAGGGAAATGTGTAAAGTATTTCCTCGATATGAATGCGGTGGAATCTTGCTTGCCTTCAGGACTTGATGATAAAAAGAAAAAAACCGCAATCGCGAAACTCATCAAAACTTTGAATTCTGAAGATGACGTACGCCTTCTTCCTCGAGGAGCTTTCAAAGGTTACATACAGCGTAAATTAGATGGTTGGCGCGCCATCGGTAGGATCCAAAAGGACGGAAGTGTTGTTTTTACATCTAATAACGGAAAGCAGTATCCTTGGTTTGATAGGTTGCGCCGAGAATTTAGTGAACTTGTCAAAGGTAAAAATATTCTCGACGGTCTTGACGGGGAATTCTATACGCACTCTATCATTGATCCGGAGAAAGGGGAACTTGACGAACATGCGCGTTTTCAAGCCATCACAAGTATGTGCGGACTTGCTCGTACGAATCCCCATCATTTGGAAGATCAAATACGTTTTGTCGTATTTGACCTCGTGGATGTGTCGGGAACTTATACTCAAGAACAACGATTTAAACTTTTAACTAAAGTTTTCAAGGATAGTGCCATACATCGCGATTACGTAAGCGGAGTGTCTTTAGGTCCTTCTTCTTCATCATCTTCGTCTTCTTCCGGTGCAGATTTCTATGATATAGGATGTCCTTTTAGGATCTTGCTATGTGAAACGTTCTACATCGAAGACATTTCCCTCATCAAGTCTTATCACGACCAATTTGAACGAGAGGGTTATGAAGGATTGATGATCCGTAGCGTCGATATGCCCTATCTTCCAAAGAAAAGATCTTTTCAAATACGAAAATGTAAGAACTTTGACGATGCGGAGTACCCCATCATAGGGGTACACCTCAATCATGGAGTCGCCGACGAGAATTTCGTATGGGTATTATACGACCAAGCCAAAGACATTACATTTAATGCTAAACCCACTGGAACCATTGAAGAACGTATTGAAATGTACGAGAATGCTGAAGAGTACGTTGGTAAACTACTCACAGTAAAGTTTCAAGGGTATACCGAAGACGGCATCCCTCGTTTTCCCATCGGAAAATCCATAAGAACGCAATTATAAAAAATTACAGATTTACCATTTTGTGTAAACACTTTACAAGTTCCAGACAAGAGAACCTCAAAATACTTATACGTATTTGAACGTATACAAAAATAAAGCTCTTCTTATCCCTAACTCGTATAATACCAAAAAAATAAAGGTGGTTTGGTATGTCTGCTGTCATGAAGAACTTAATTGGCGAGAAACTTGCGGATGACACATACGTAGGTGATCTTGTTTTATATGATGATTCATTTTACGTCATTGCGCATTTGAACACAAGAAACGCGTTGGGGACAAGAAAGATCATCCTATTTGAAAATGGGCATCTTGACTTTTGGAAATCAAATAGTATCAAGTATCCTCCTCCTGAGAAACTATCAGTAATAGATGAATTACTACAGCGCGTAAGAGCCGGATTTGAAACATTCAAAGGACAAAGTATTACTTCATCAGAGTACGCGAAGTTTCTGCAACATAACATTGACTTAGAATTTCCAGAGTAAAGGAACCTTAAGATGAGGTACTTACCCATTACATTATGAGTAATCCCATCGGTGTTAAGGCTTCGCATTAGAGTATCGTACTGGCAAAGCCAGTAAGATACGGATAATGACACCGATAGAATCCGAAAGGATAGTGAAAAATGATAATTTTGTTTGAATAAAGTCTATGGAATTCCAAACTCTATGGAATTCCTTCCAATTCTATCTTCTTGCTATAATTACGCTTATAAGGATGGGTGGACTCTTGTACACCAATGCGTACGTGATGAAGATAATGATACTCTACTGAAGTTAGTAGAGTATGGCGCTGACGTAAGCGTAGAGGATCGATATGGCGTAACACCTTATGATGTTGCGTCCGTGTGCGGAAACTTCTTCGCGTATCGTCTATTTTTCGAAAAACACAAGTATAAAATCATATTCCGCGATCTAAAGTGGATGCTATCTTCGAGGTTCGACAAGATAACGGTACTTAATTCCTTTGATACTTTTGAAAAAAGGAAGATGAGTGTGGGAGAGTGTACAGAGACCATCCTTTATTTGTGGCTTGAGGCTTTTCACGATCCTGAAACGTTTAATGCATTTTGGGATCATTTACAGAGTATAAATTACAAATTAGGTACAGCAGGTATCTCTAATAATCAACGATCACTTCACGCAGCATTGTACGAAAACCACAATTCGTTTCAAGCGCGTATCGCGGAGTTAGCTATCCGTACAAAAAATCTCAATATCGTAAGGACTATAGCGTTCACAAAAAATGGTGTAGGTATGTTACGGTGTGAAGACGTATTAGTTAGTAATGTCTCATCAACTTCTTTGGGTATCGTGAAATATCTATTCAAAATAGGACAACCTAATTTTTTATTAGACCTCAGTCATCGCAATTTCCCTAGCATTACAGAAGATATGCGTATATTGGATGTTATACTTGCATACTCTCTCTATAAACCATCCTCTATTGGAGCGAATCGTCTTGATTATCGTTACGGATTTACGAATGGAAAGATACCTACACTACACACTTCGTTCCTTCACCACGCCGTCGTCAAAGCCAACTACGAAATGGTTCGAAGAATAGTTATGGTGTGCAATGTTACTGAAAGTTGTAATGGATGCTGTGGTACAGTAAGAGCTCGTCAATATGCATCGATCGGCCTCTGTGATAGTGTTATCGATGATCTTCGGTTCTTTAGATTGTTGATGAAAGCTGGATCGCATAATCCACACAGATTCAATTTCCGAGAAGAACAACACAAAGAACGTAAAATAGTCAAAGAGTATTACGATAGCATTACGCTTTTTGAACTCTTAGATTTTCAAAGAGCGAAACATGAATACAGAGAGTATTTGAAGACATTCATAGAGAGATAGTGAAATTCGCCATTTCACCATTTCACAATTTCACATCGGCAATGCCGATGTGAAAATAATGAACTTCTTAACTCGTAACTCACGATATGTTTATGTCATGGCCGTCAAATTCCATTTTTGAAAGCTTCAGAGGCGTCGCTGTAGACACTAAAGGAGAAGACTCTTTAGTTGGGTGAACGACGTTGTAGATGGTATTTGGCGCGACTAAATCTTTGGTGATGTAACTCATCGGTGGTATGATCTCAGAGGACCACCTTTTGGAATCAAAGTCCCTAACTTTTTCAACAAACATAATGGGAAATTTGGATGAGTTAACGAGTTGCACTTCTCGTGATAATACCCTCTCTGGGAAAACACCCGATTGTGTGATGACGAAATTTCTTGCACCCGATACGTCTTTCGCAATATTCCCTGAAAGTAGTTCTTGATCTGTCACTTGAAACATATCGTTTGCCTGTTCTCCTGTTGGCAGGTGGCTAAACGACTTGATTGCCCTTCCCACAGGAACTTGGATCGTATCAGAACTATAAGGTGGAATAGTTACTCTTCTCGAACTTGAGACTTTAGTAGGGATATCTAAGAAATGTTGGGTAGGCGTAGTGTTGTGGATTGCGATATCTACCATTTTCACATTGTTATCAAAAGCATCTTGTACTTCATTCTGTTTCCAGTAGAAAAACAAGAATACTCCTATGAGTATCGCCAGTACGACAACAAGCGTAATCACTTTTCCTGATGAGAATGTGGTTTTCGTTGTGATCGGTGTAACAAATTCCAACGACATCTTTTTTTCTATACTATAAATTTTAATTTTAGAAGATTAGGCGAAAACTTACAAATTCAAGATTTCAAAAGAGATACAACGAAATGTACTTTATTAATTATTGTTAGCGAAATGTCTGATCTTATCCTCTCTATTCCCTGGGAACACCTCGACAAGATGTTTAATGCCATCGGCACCATTGACACTGTATTCAAAGAACTTTTTCGAGAGTGGGTCTCTACGCGTGCAAAGTACGCAGATGCCGTATCCGATATCGCCTGTCAAATTTCCGTGATTAAAGAATTTGTGGCACACGATGATTTCTCGATCTTGGATACCAATTATAAGTTTTCGCGCTTCTCCGTCTTTATCTCAAACCTTACTGATCTTCTAAAGGAACTTCAGCTATTCCGCATTCGTCATCGTCCTAACTACTTTGGCGACAGGAAATTAATGGAAGACCGACTTAGGTATAGTCTCTCTGAAATCGTAATCAGTTTAAATCTCATAAGTCCCTACTTAAAAACTCAAAATTAAAGAGTTAAGAATTACATTTCGCATCATTTCACTCCATGAATAAAATTGTTGATCTGTTGAAAGAACCTAAGAAGTATTACTACGCTGTTAGTGATGAAGATGTAGCGTATGCTTTGAAAAACCATAAAAACGTAGAGTGTTTCTTTGAGGAGTGGTTTTACATATCCAACGACCATCAATTCGTCACTAAACGCCAATATCACCTCACATCACCCCTTTACAATCTCGACGAAAGTTCGCACGCCGGTTCTTCTGATAGTCCAGTATGTAGCATCGAATACGACCGATACGAAATGGAAAATGACGAATACATTTATATATGCATAGTCCGTGAAGATTGGAAGTGTAAGTGGTTTTACGCGTATCGTTCTTCACGCACGTTTCACGAAGATAGTGCACCTACAGTGCATCGCATTTACGCCTTTGCACACAAACTTGGATTTAATGTTAATATAACGGATAAAATCAGGATGATGAGTGCAAAAGCGGATGTACGTAATAAAAAAGACATGCCACAATGTTTAAAGCCCGAAAAAACCTATGATTTTTACAATTCAGATTAACAAAGAATTACAATATCAGAGATCTCTCTGTAAATAAACTCACTATCTTACTATCTACTCTAATTGGAGTAGATAGAACTCTCTATATTTACAGTGGGTTTAGTTCCAATTACGCTTTAGTAGTGGTAAAATACTTGAAACATCTCGACGTATCTAAATGCTGCAACTCACTGTTAATAGGCATGCTCTTCACCGTAACCTAAAGTAGCTTTCCGCTCTTCTTGCATTTTCCTTGCCATTTCCGCTACACTCGACATCGTGGATTTGGTATTCTTCTTTTCACTTGCATTGACCATTAAACCTTTAAGTTTCTGTTGTGCCGCGACGTATTCCGGTGTAATCTCTTCGCCATCACCTCTTTGAACAGGAGGCGGTTGTGCGAGTCTTCCTCCTCTTCCCTTTCTTCTAGAGGATTGAGGGGGTGGAGGAGGGGGTAAAGGTTCATGTTCCTCTTCCATGTCGCCGAAATCGATATCGATTTCTCCTTCGTCTGAATCACTATCCTGCTTTACCGCTTTTGCTTTTCTAGATTTACCCTTCTTTGTCTTAGGCTTTTGAGATTTAGAATGACGACCATCTCGTGTACTAGTTTGTTGATGATGAGAGTCACTACTTGATGGCATGGATGACGGACTGACTTGGTGATTAGGTTCTGGGGCGTGGATACCCTTGACGATATTGGACATCCATCCTAATATTTTCTCTGCGCCAAGAAATTTTTGGATCGTATCGTCTTTGAAGATGACAACCATCGTAGGCACACTATCCACCTGAACATATTTTCCTGTGGCAGCACGCATCCTATCTTCTGCGGTATCTAACCTCACTACATTCACATTCAATTTGTTTGCCATGACGTAGCGCATCACGTCTGCACAAGCATTTGACACGCTACTCACAAATAAAACTACGCCATTAATTTGATGCGTCATTCCTCTTTCTTATAATCGAAAATTGCACTTACTTTTAATAGCCTAAGTAATTTCCACATATGCAATAAGTTGGGATAAATATCGATAATTTCGTATTGTTTATAGTTCGTAGACTACACCTTCATTGGCGTACTTATCGGCGAGATCATTACCGAAATTCTTTGAATGACCTTTCACGTACTGTACGCCAATATTGTTGAATCCGTACGTCTCTAATACTTTGGTGAGGTGTTTGTCTACTTTTTTCCACAGGTCCACATTTTTCTTATCTTTCCAATCATTCATTTTCCATTTTTTCATCCATCCGTCACACTCTGTTGACTTGAAGAAATAAGGTTCGGATGATGTTGGTTTGGCAGCGATGGTCTGTAAACAGAGCATGCTATCTGAAAAGATGACGAGCTTATCGAACTTAAGAAGTTCAAAGAATTTATCGTGTTTGTTGTGTAAGAGTTTGAGAAGTGCAAGTATCGCAGAGATCTCCATCCGATTATTAGTCGTATTCGGTTCTCCACCGTACGCATGATAGATCTCAGCACCATCTCTAATTAAAACAATACCCCAACCTCCAGGACCTGGATTCTTCTTACAAGCGCCATCCGTATAAGCTTCAACAACCACATTCATAACGAGAATTAAAAATTACAAAAGAGATGTGGTGTTTGGTTTAGCAAAGTTATGATTTTTTGCAATGGATGTGGAAGTAGTTGTTGGTGAAGGAATTTATGATCCGGAAGCTTATCACCCAAACGATAATTTCAGAGAGATTACGTATGAAGAATTGATAAACGTATGCGGATGCGGTAATGAACACCCTATAGGATGTCAAGTAACTGTTTTTATGTATCCGGGGAATGGAAAGTGTACGCTATGTGATAACAAAGAAGAGTTATCACTAAGGTACCTATACTTTCGCTATTGTCCTAAGATTAAGTACAACATCACGAGACCTGCGCATCCGATATACGGCATTGTGTTATGTCCGACTTGTGACGCTAAGAGTCTTGATAGCGTTGACGGGAGAGACTGGTATGACGGTTGGGATAATTGGGACGTTAGCACTTAATAAACTCTTTTACATTACACCAAAACTAGGTGTAATGTCTCATTAAACTTCTTATGCTTCAATGGTGAAGGTCACTGTTTTAGGCGTTGGCACGCCATTGACTATCGTTTGATAATCCGCAAGGTAGGTTTCTTCATAAGTTGAAGTTTGTATAAACGAATATCTCTTTCTCTTAAATTCTTCTTTTAAAATTTCATAGTCTACATCCTTTGAAAAGTGACTGATAATCACACCTCCGTCGCATGTGATATTGACGGTATGGTGAAAATAATTTATCGTAACCGTAATATCCTTGGTGACAAGGTTGTCTGAAACGAGTTTTGAGATTCTCTTGATATCCTCCATTTTTTTAATTGTGCGGTGAAAGACCTTTATATAAGTCCTACTTCTTGTTACGATATGGTAAATTCTCTTTTTAAAATTATGCGAGTTCCAAGATAAAAAAATTCCAAAGATGGAACGTTATTTCATTTCAAGATTCATTGACATGCTTCCTTCTATTACAGAAGAGAACATCGAAGACATTCTCAAGGGATCATTTGAGATGTTGGTGTCGCACTACAGAATCGAAAATATCGGACTCTATGCATTTGATCAGAAAGCGTTAGATGCGGATATGGTAAAAACGCCAAGGCGTAACAAAGGTAACGGTCTTGTAAAAGAAATAATAGTCGTA